GTATCCAAATACTGTGTACAATTACCTTTGTGGGGTTTCAAGGTTGATTAGAGCTTGATTTATATAACTTTTCTAATGCTTCTTTAGCATCTCTGACTGTGGTTAGATACCCCATTGTTTTATCTAACTTAGTGTGAGTGTCATGATTCACCTTTTTAATATAGTCTTGATAGAACATAATCATCTCAACATTATCTGATTCAGATAAAGTGAGGACATCATCTAAATTGATGATGAATAAATCTTCATTTGATGATTTCAACCATGGTTCAAACTTATATCCACCTAATGAACCTCTTATTTTTATTGTTTCAACCATGATAGGGTGTGACACTAGGAGTAGTGTTCTGTCTCCTTCATCAGTGGCAGATACTTTTGCAAATAATTCTTCCCCTGTTTTCAATTTGAGGGTGGCAAAAAAATCATCTTCTATCATTTTTTATTCTCCTTAATATCTATTGTTAATATTTCATAGTTAAATTGCTCTTGAGCATAAATTTTAACTCTTTCAATGAAATGATTAAGTGTGTAGTTTTTTCTTGCTCCACTGGTTAGGTCATCAGCAATATCATAGAGTTTTGCTTTTACTTTGTCTTTGCCTTTTCTTAGGACTCTTCCAATGGATTGGAGGTTTCTAACTCTAGACTTAGACGGAGAAGCAAAAATAACGTTGTGTAACCTCCTAATATTGATGCCTGTAGAGAATGTTCCATAAGAAGCCACTATGATTGCATTGTTTTCTTGTTCAGTTATCTCTCTTACTTTCTCCCTATCTTCAGCATCTACACCACCATGAATGAAAAATACTTTTCTATCATTGGTAACAAAATTATTTATCATATCATAAAGTATCCTTCCATGAGACTCTACCCTACTGTATAGTATCAGAGTGTTTCCTTTTAAATCTATTGATAGTCTAGATATAAATTTATTTCTTTTTTCATTTCCAATTAAATATTGAATCTCATCTTCATATGTTTCAAACTTTTTGGGAGTATGTTTTAAAACTAAACACTGTATATCTAACTCAGATAGATGTCCTTTCTCCATTAATTCTTTAGTTTGTATCACTTTGTACGATGGACCAAACAACCCCTCTAATACCCATTTATGGGTCTGTGTGCCATCTAAAGTTCCTGTAAACCCAAATCTATACTTAGCATGATGTAACTTGTCCATGATATTAACAAGAGACTTACTCTTAAAAAGATGTGCTTCATCACCTATGATGACATCATAATCCGCAAAAAATGTTTTATCTAAGTTGTAAACAGATTGCCATGTAGTGATTGTTACTTCATTTTCATTTGTTCTTTCTCTACCAGCATATATTCTATGACAATGATCTTCAGCATTCCATCCATACTCTATAAAGTCCTTATACATCTGTTCTACAAGAGAAGTGGTAGGAACAACAAGTAATATCTTTTTCTTTCTTCCAACAAAATATCTGACCAGAGCATAGATCATTAATGATTTACCAGATGCTGTAGGTGATATTAGAAGTTTTCTATTATATCTTAACGCATCATGTATGGCATCAATTTGATAATCTCTAGGTTTAAATTTAGTTATTGATTTTACATAATCTTTTACACCTTCCCATGATATCATTTCATTGATTTCAAATGGTGCTCCATAGAATTTGTTTTTCTCAAACTCATATGAGTATCCACTGTTCTCACAAAATGCAACTATCTTATCTAAGAGACCAACATAGATTCTCTTAGTCTTCATATTGAAGAGGTGTACATATCCATCCCAGTATCTACTTCTATACTGAGGCATGAATTTTTTATTAGGGACTTCAAAAGTAAACCTATCCCTCAACTCATATTCTATTGAGGGTTCAGTTTTGACTTTTAAATATACTTCATTGATTTTTTCAATGACAAGATCAGCCATAACCAGCTTGGAATTTCATTACTTCAACTGAATTCTTAATCTGATAAGTTCTGTTAGAAACTTGCTTAAGAATACTTTCAAGATAATTCAACATGGTTTCATAATATTCAATCTTTAGAGAAGTTGATGATAGTTTTTCATCAGCATCAAGATACTTTTGCATTGTATCTTTGTCTCTAATCTTTTTAGGAAAAGGATTTTTTATATAGATCTCTGGATCTGCTTTGCCTGAATAATATTCATATCTCTCATGCCTAATATTTTTTCTTTGTTGTTGAGCTTTCTTCATTAAAAGAAAGATGTTATTATAAAGATCAAAATACTTTGCATGTAACACAGGAATATTTAAGGATTCTGTGTGCAGATTGTCTGGATCAATTTTGGAATCCTCCTCCCACATCTTTTGGATTCCATTCAAATCAATCATACATAATTAATTAAATATCTCTTATATTGTATATAGTATACTTGAAAGTGACCTCTGCTGTAAAGTATTCTAGATCTGTTTGAGTTGCATCAAACTCTAAAGTAGTAAGACTGATAGGAAATAAGTTCTCAAATATCAATTTAAACTTAGGTATATTATTAGAATTTAATATTGTTAATGTTCCATCTGAATATAAATTTAGTTGACTTTTAGGTGGTTGTGATATATCAGGGTTTCCTTTTTGAAAATCATATATTTCTTTTAAACTTTCTGGAAATCCTAAACCTCTCATCCAGTTTTGAATTTCCATATAATTTTCCAGTCCTTCATCTACTAGAAAACGTAAACTAAAATCAGCAAATTGTAATTTATCACCTGGTAAAGGAATGTCCCTCAAATAGGTAGGTTGCTCTGCTACACCTAGATCTATTGCTGGAATATTTACAGCATTGCCAAAGTAAGTAACTTTAGGTGTTCTATTTAATTGAAATTTAAAACCAGTAGGTGCTAGAAAATTTCTATTTTCAATTTGACCTACTATAGACTTCTTAGCAACCATCTGTTTTTATCATACTATTATAAGTTATTTATTTTTATTAACCACCATTTCCACCACCGCCGTTGCCACCACCATTGCCACCATTACCACCGTTACCATTTCCACCACCATTCCCGTTATTCCCATTCCCGTTAGAGTGTCCGTTAGAGTTTCCATTACCATTTCCTGAATCTGATCTGTTGTCTGGGGCTAGTCTACCACCATATCCTATACGATATCCAGATGGTAGTGGTTTACATTTCTTTTCAGTGAAGCAATAATATTGACCCTTTGGACAAGTCTTTGATGCTTCCATGAAATCTGTAAAGTTTTTCATATCTTTTCTACTGTCTTCGTATTTATCTATTAAAATTTGCTCCTCTTTTAAACCCTTTTTCTTCTCCTCTCTCTGTCTCATTAGATCTTTAAAATCAATCTCAGTTCTTCTTGCTCTAGCTCTTTCAATATCTTTAGGATCATTACTTAAATCAAGAGCTGCTGCTTTTCTTAACTTTTTAACATCCTTCATGCTTACTGCTTCATCTATCTTTTTCTTTTTACCAGCACAATGTGCCTTTTGACTAAAACCTTTTGGGTTATTGCAATCAATAGATTTCTTATACTTATCACTCCATCCTTCATTCATTCTTTTTGTTTTCTTTTTCATTGAGTTGATGAATTTTCTGTAGACTGCTGCTTCAGAGGTTTTACCCATTTCTCTTGCCCTTTGTTCCATAGCAACAGCAGCTTGAATTTTATGAGCATGCGATCTAGAAGAATTCCTGATCTTTGAGACAGATGCTTTAGCAGTAGCAACGTCCTTGAAACCAAGTCCATGAATAGTTCCTTTAGGATTTTCATCAGTGTATAAATCAGAGTGTTTTTTAGAGTTTGCTGGTTGACCTTTCTTTCTAGGAATACGAGGATTTGATTCCTCTTTCATCGCTTTTTCTAAATCATCTGCTTGTTTAGCATGTGTTTTAGAACCACCTCTTAGTTTACCAACTAATTTTTTTATAAATGGTTTATCATCCTTGTTTAGTTCTTCACCAAGATCTTTATCATCAGAAGCTGCACCAGCTAAATTTTTCTTGACATCAAAATTTCCATCCTTCTTCATCTTTTTATATAATGCCTTTTGTTCCTTATCATCCATTCCAGTATATGCTTGAGTTTGTTTCTTTGTCATCTTACCAAACTCTTCATCTACTTCATCTGCTCCCATTTCTTGTTTTATTTCATCCTTGATTTCTTTTTTCAGTTGTTCTAATCTTTTCTTCTCTTCTTTTTCTTGATCTATTTTAGATTGTTTTTCTTCCTTATCTTGTTGAAACTCTTGATTAGATCTAGACGCTCTCTCTTTCTCCAGTTGTTGCATCACTCTTTGTTTCTGCATCAACTGTTTTTTCTTGTCATCTAAATTTTCTGAGAAATTAACAAAACTTTTCATCATCCTTCATTGACAGCTTTAACATCCCATTTACTTCTTCCCCATATGTAATCTACTTCTTTTGCTTTTGCTTGAGAAGTATATGTGGAACGTTCATCAAAGTTTTCAGTCCAACAATTATTACCTTTGTAATAAACTGTATCTGAACCTAATATACTTGTTTTTTTAATATGCCAAACCATTTTTATTAGTTTTTAATTATTTAGGTTTCTTTGAGTGAACACAATACCTTCCATATGATCATACTCATGTAGAAATACTCTTGCAGATAATCCTACTAAATTTAATTTATGTATTTTCTTATCTTCATCTTCATATTTAACTACAATTTCACTTGGGCGCACCACATCTAAAAACAATTCTGGATAAGATAAGCATCCTTCCTCCATTACTGATTTTTTAGTAGATGTTTTTATAATCTTAGGATTAAAACAAACTATGATTTCATTGTACTCTATATTTCTTATCATGGCAAATGCTCTTTCAGGTATACCAATTTGATTAGCAGATAAACCTAAACCCTCATGATGCATCATGTTTTCAATTAATGTTTTAGATAATTCTTTGCGATCCAGATTATAACTACATTTTTTAACTTTCTGATGTAGTATTTGATTATCTTCTGGAATTAAATCTAATATCATTATTTTTAGGAATAAAAAAAGAGACCTCTAAGAAGAGATCTCTTTGTAAGTATGTAAATATTAATTTACATTAAGTTCTTAACAGCAACTCTTCTGTAGTATCTATTAGAGTTGATGCGCAGTCTACCTAGACCTTGAGTAGTTCCTTCAGCAAATGGGTTAGAAACAATACCATATCTGGTCTTGAATCCAATTTTTGGTTGGAAACTATCTGGTCCAACTGCTCTTACCATTTGTAGAGGTACATATGGACAGTAGAATAATCCTGCATCATATGGTGATGTACCTTT